ACCCTTTAGTGATATAGTAGCGCCATTGACTAACTTAATCTGTAGGTTGTTTATGTGTGCGTTAGTTACAACAGGGTGCGCCAGCTCCAATAGTGTTTGCCACATGATGTCTCTGGCCTGTCCCTGTGTTGGAGCTACATAGAACACATGACCTTTGTCTGCCTGTAGAGCATTAACAATCAACATCCAAGCAGCTAGTCTGGACTTACCTGTACGTCTACCGGCAGCTACAATCTTAAATCTGGTGTCATCCGCCCAGACTTGCTTTTGCCAATCCAGTAGTTGTATGTTAAGATCAGTCATAGAACCACTTGACCACATAGATAGCTTCGCTATCGCGCAGCCTTGCTGCTAACTCATCCAAGTCTTTCTCTTCATCACACTCATACTCAACATCTAACTCAGGATCACCGTCCCAGTTTAGATCTTCTTGTTGCGCTAAGGTCTTTAGGTATTCTTTGTTAGTGTTCACTAACTATACGTCCACATTACAGGTGTATCAGTAGCTCTAATGTCTACATGCACAAAACCTCCGGCAACACCAATACCAGTAAAGCCTAACTTAATAGCATTCTTTACTACAGTGTACCTTTGTAAACCTGAAGACACAGCTATGTCCGCTGCTATGCCTTGTGCATGTGTACCCGGTTTTTTCTTACCTAGCTCAATAGGATGGTCAGGTGATCTATAGCCACTTGTGATAACAAAAGGGAAGCCACAGTGTTCTCTAAGCTCATCTAGGGCATGGATCAGTTCATTATCAATCTCATTCTCGCCTGTGGCTTGACACACAAACTCTTCCCTGTCGAAGTATCTAAACATCCGTATATTCGCCTTCTATAGGTTCTTTAGTAACATCAGTTTCAACAGACCCCGCACCTATACCAGAGATGGTTATAGACACCGCAGATCTACCCCCAGCACTATCTTTCTCAAAGTAACTTAGAGGTAACATGCGATCCATCACTAGTTTCCATGCAGCCGCTTGATTCTTATGTTCGTCGTCTAGAGCAGCATCGAAGATAGCATCTAACACCTTACGTGACTTAGGTGAAGCCAACATACGTGCTTTGTACTCATTGATAATACTTGCGTCACCTTTAGGTCTACCTCTGACACCTCTAGATCCTTTAGATTTAGAGACTACATCTGTTTTCCTAGGTCTCCCTCGTTTACGCTTAGGTGGCTCATTATCAATATCCATATGTGTATTTTACCTTCTAGCTTCTCTAAAGAATACAGTAACATTATAGCATATTTTTCTGTGTTTGTCAAGTCCTTTTATGTGTTAATTTATAGTGCGGAAGTTTTCTTTAGTATTCAAGAGGTTAGGTATGTTAGTAAACACTTGCTTTTTCTAGTTTTTTCTAGTTTTGCTTTTGATGTACAGGAGTGCCTACTATAGATTTACAACAGACGCCAGCCCCTCCCCCGTCCCCTCTAGCATACCCCAGCCCATTTGTCAACAAGAGAATTTGCCTAGCACACAATAGTCCTCGTGTCAACACTTGACAACAGGAGAAAAACCTGAGTGACTCTAGGGCGCAACCATAGATGACACGAGATGTCAAGAGAAAAAAAGAGTTGACAAAAGTGGACAAGTGTGGGCCAGAGTGGGAGCCTCTAGCACACCACAGTAACCACAGTCCAATTGATTCTACCTATCAGATCCTGGGATTCGATAGAAACAATTGTGCTTGACGGATTTGCAAACACCAGTATAATTAACGCCAACAACAACACAGACAGGAGACGACAAAATGGAACAGCAGCAAACAGGAGTATTCTTCGACATAGCACGAGACGCCCTAGCAGGCGACAAGCGAAGCGAAGAGCATATACTAAAGCTATTCGATGATAGGGATGTGCTACCTTTCGAGACACGTTTTGGTCTAAAGCTGGGCTTGCAGCGGTTTGGCTGGACTAACGAGCAATTCTTTATGGGTATTGCACGAGAGTTGACCAAAGTAAAACAACAACGAGACGAGAGCGCCAAACTACTTGAGTCTCTGCACATAGAGTTTTAGATCTAGTGCATCATGCGAGCCTATTGACACCAGTAGGCTCCAGTGATTACACTACGGAAAACAACGAAGGATAACGATATGACCTATTTGGAATGGAAAGAACACAACGTGCACTATGTGCTAATTGATGACGATGGCGATATGTACGCTGAGGTCACACTGCCTAACACCTACACGCTAGAGGCGCGTGAAGAAATCATAGGCGCAATGGCAAAAGTTACCTACACCAAGTGGTCGGAAGCCACAGAATACAATCACGAAGGATAGACAATGAACACTACAAAAAAGCTAGATCGCTTCTCCGCGCAGTGGTTCGACATACGCGCTGGCAGGGATTCCATACCGGAGAACGAAACAACAAAACAACGAAGGATTGAATTGGCCACGGCAATCATCATTCAGTTTTTAGCAATGGAGACGGAGATAAAGACATGCTAGCAGCACCAATATATAACGGCGACGAACTACGCCACGAGTTTCAAAGTTACGGTAGAGGCGAGCAGTTCAGCCGCTGGGGGTTTGATGCTCTTTTCAAGTTCTTAGATGACTTTTCCGAAGACACTGGTGAAGATATTCAGCTAGATGTTGTCGCTTTGTGCTGCGAATGGTCAGAATACGACAGCATCGAAGACGCTTGCGCGGAGTACGGCGACGATATCCAGACACTTGATGATTTATTTGACCACACTATGGTGTTATTGCTTGACAATGGCGGCGTAGTGGTGCGAGACTTTTAACAACAGCAACAACGGAGCAAACAGCATGAGAAAACTACAGCTAACACGAGTCGATGGTATCTGGACGCTAAAGGAAGACGGACGGATCAAACTCACACACGAAAGCTACAATGAGATTTGCAGAGGCATCAACTCACTAGTGCGAGCGTATGAGGAACACAAGGTACAGCATCAATTGGAGGTTACTGCACAATGAGAACAAGCGAAAAGGAAAAACAATATATGCACAATGCCATTGATATTGAACTGGCAGTACTATATGGTCTACAGCAAACACTAGCAGACAAGGTAAACCCTTCGCCTCTAGAGGTTGAATACTTCCAGAAGTGCATATCTGACCAACACCGACGGATCAACAGAATTAAAAAGAGAGGATTCTAGACATGGCAGACGAACTAGAGCAAGAGACAGCGCAGGATCTACCCTTCTGGAAAGGATGCCTGTGGTGGATCTGGGGATTCACAATAGGACTAATCATAGGAGCATGAGACATGATAGCTTATAAATTACTGCGGCAGCGCAAAGACGGCACACTAGGGCCATTATTCATCAACGCAAGCCAGAGAGTGCCTGTAGGTGAATGGTTAGAGGCAGAGAACCACCCAACGCGAGGGTTTGCCCAGCGTCAAGGGTGGCACTGTACACTAACGCCCAACGCGCCACACCTGAAACTGGAGCCGAAAGGTAGCACACGAGTGTGGGCAATGGTTGACGTTGAGAATTTTGAAGAGTACAATCGACCAGAATCTCAGGGTGGTACATGGGTACTTGCTCAGAGAATGAAAGTGATTAAAACAATTGGAGTATGAGACATGAGTGCGACGGATGGAGTATGCCTGCACCAGATTGTGGGCGAACTAGAGAAGATTCAGAAAAGTATGGTGATGGATTCGAGGGAGGCGCGAGACGAATTAGAATGGCAAATATTGCAAAACCACATTGACGGGATCGAAGAACTGATAGAAAATATCAACAACGCATAACAACAGGAGCGTGAGACAATGGATTTATACAGCGACGAATTCTGGCAGTGGTTAGATAAGTGCCCAGTGAACCACAACGCCAGTGTGCACAATGTGGACATGTACGGCACCAGATTGGGCAGTGTTAACTTTTGGATCGAAGACGAAGACAACGAAGAACAGGAGCAATAGACAATGGATTTATTTGAGCAACTAGGCATGAGTATTGGCGGACAGAGTGTAGCGGATCACATGGACTCGCTACGCGCCACCAGTGACACGAGAGCAATCGAGGCGCTGCACGAGCCGGACGATAGCGATCCGGTGGACTATGTGGTGACTGTAGAGATGGTCGTGTCTGCTACGTCAGAGGACGAAGCGAAGCAATACGCACACGACATACTTGACACAGCAGAGCAAGAACTGGCAGACTTGATAGACACAGACATAACAGGAGCATTCGAGGTATAGAAAATGGATACTATAGACATATTTGTTGATCACTTTGTGATCCACTCTGAGAGTCGAGAGGCTCTGATACTCAACAGCAGTGTTGACGACTTCAAAAGTAACTTGCGCGAGCTTGTTTCTGCTGAGGTTAGAGAGACTCTGCTGGAACGTGTGAGAGCTTTAGATAACGAAATAAAACTTATTGAACCGCATAGGCGTGTAAGCCCTCAACACGACAGGCTTGTTGATGCTAGGACTGCTTTGATGCGCTTGCACAATGATCTTCTTTGGAATAAGGGAACTGGATGAACATATTTTATTTAGACAAATGCCCAACACGGGCAGCACAACAGCAGTGCGACAAGCACGTGGTAAAAATGATCCTAGAGAGCGCACAAATGCTCTCTACGGCTCACCACGAGTACGATAGTGATCGTGCAGTATACAAGACCACACACAAGAACCATCCCAGCACTGTATGGGCTAGAGAGTGCACAAGCAACTATCGCTGGCTCTATGACCATATGATGGCGCTAGGCGACGAATATACCAAACGCTATGGTAAGGTACACTTGACCATTCAAAAGTGCCGTGAGGCGCTCAGAGAGCCGCCACAGGGTATGCCGTGGAATGTACACCACACACAACCGCCACAGTGTATGCCCGACGAATACAAGCGCGAGTGTTCTATAGCAGCCTATCGCTTGTACTACGCCAGCAAAGCTGATACAATCGACATGCGCTGGACTAACGCCAGCAGACAGTTTTTTAATCAACAGGAGATAGCAGCGTGAGTGACTCATATAGCTATGATGTAGACGTGACAGATCCCAACGAACTAGACCCCATTGATCGCATGATACGCGACTTGGTGGACTACAAGCTAAACGTGTGCAGTGTGCAGGAACTGCTGGCAATGGCAGCGGATCACATGACACGAGATCTGGAGAACCGACCACTGTCTGAAGTGCAGGCAATACATAATGACTTATTTTCACGACAGGAGCTACACTAATGCGTTGTAAGGCATGTAATATCATTCTAGAGAACCACGAGCTATCTAGGAAAGACAAGATCACTGGTGAGTTTCTGGACTTGTGCAGCACTTGTGCACAATACAGCAACGATGCACTATATCGACCAGATGAGGCTGATGACTTCAATAGTGAATATTTTATACAGGAGGAGCTTGCATTATAGGAAAACTGTGGTATACTACTATGGTAATGAACGATAAATTCATTACAACTAACTGTTCAATCGCTAACTATAGGAGAACGATAAATGGCGGTAATTGAAGGTAAAGCACAATTCATCAACGTGAAAGAGACTGAGGTATACGAAGGTAAAGACACCGGACGATACACTGTCACTCTGACACTGAACGATGACACAAGCAACGAACTGTCCAGCAAGGGTGTTCGCCTGAAGTCCTACGGAGAAGGCTCTGAGGCTATCATGCAACGAAAGTTCGCCAGCAAGTACCCAGTGCGCGTGATAGACGCAGAGGGTGAACCGTTTGGTGGTGACATTCCAGCAGGCTCTACGGTGCGTATCTCGTACAAGTACGGTGACGAGCATCCTGTGTACGGTGTGCCTGTGTACATGGACGGTATTCGTGTGTTAGAGATGGGTGCGGCTGGTGTTGACGCAGCACTCTAAGTTCATGGGGCATGAGTCGTGCGATCAGTGCGGCTCCTCTGACGCCAAGGCAGTCTACAGCGACGGTGGGAGCTATTGTTTCTCCTGCCACGCTGTAGGCAAGCCCAACGGCAAAACCACGGTAGAACCTACACCACTGCGGAGGAAGCTAGAGTTGACAGGAGTCATTGCAGATATTCCTGATAGACGTATCAGCCAGAACACTTGTAAGAAGTACGGTGTGACAGTTGAGTATGACTCTCAGGGTAAAATATCCAAGCACATCTACCCATACTACGCCTGCGACACTGATGAGGTCAAGGGCACCAAGGTACGCCTAGTGAAGAACAAAGACTTCTTTGTCACTGGTAGCACTGAGGGTGTCGGCTTGTTCGGTCAGCAGGTGTGCAGTGGGCGCGGTAAGTACCTGACGATCACTGAGGGTGAACTGGACTGCCTGTCTGTGTCTGAGATGGTGGGTAATAACTATGATGTTGTGTCGTTGCGCTCCGGTGCATCTGCGGCTGCTAAGGAAATCAAAGAGCAGCTAGAGTGGCTAGAGGGCTACGACAACATCGTGGTGTGCTTCGATAACGACAAGGCCGGTAAGCAGGCTGTAGAGGATGTCAAGGACTTATTCAGCCCTAACAAGCTGAAGATCGTCAAGCTGCCTATGAAGGACGCTAGCGACATGCTACAGGCTAACAAGATCAAGGACTTCACCAGTTCATGGTGGGATGCCAAGGTCTATCAGCCTGACGGTATCATCAGTGGCAAGGACACATGGGAAGCCCTCACCAGCAAGATCAAGGTGCAGAGTATAGCATATCCGTGGCAGGGACTCAACAGCCACACCAAAGGATTCAGACCCTACGAGCTAGTGACGATCACGTCAGGCTCTGGTATGGGCAAGAGTCAGATGGTGCGGGAGCTAGAGTATTACCTGCTGAATGCTACTGAGGACAACATAGGCATCCTAGCGTTGGAGGAGGACGTAGCGCGTACTGCCCTTGGCATCATGTCGATAGCGGCAGACTGTCCCCTGCATCTGGAGGAGGATCTAGACCCTGACGCTGCATTCCCTTTCTGGGAGCAGACGATGGGCACTGGGAGGTACTACCTGTTTGACCACTGGGGCAGCACAAGCGAAGACAATCTGTTGGCCCGCGTGCGCTACATGGCAAAAGCGTTAGATTGCAAGTGGATCATTTTGGATCACTTATCCATTGTCGTATCAGCGCAGGAGAATGGTGACGAGCGCAAAGCCATCGACGCTATCATGACCAAGCTACGGTCACTGGTGCAGGAGCTAGGCATTGGACTCTTCCTCGTGTCACACCTGAAGCGCACACAGGGCAAGGCACACGAGGACGGTGGGCAGATCAGCCTGAGTGAGCTACGAGGCTCTCAGTCCATTGCACAGTTGTCCGACATGGTGATTGGCTTGGAGAGAGATCAGCAGAACGATAACGAGGAGAGACGCAACACAACCACAGTGCGTGTCCTGAAGAATCGCTACGCTGGACTCACGGGTGCCTGCTGCTGGCTGAAGTACGACAAGGTCACTGGCAGGATGATGGAAACAACAAAACCACAGGAGGAAGCAAATGGACTCTAGTCCCATCTTTTTAGATGCAGAGACTAATGGTCTGAAGCCTACGAAAGTGTGGGTGGTAGTCACCATGCAGGACGGTGAACTACAGGAGCATTACGATGCTGAGTCCCTAGAGTACGCTCTGAGAGGACATGATGACGTAGTAGGTCACAATCTACTGGGTTACGACATACCTGTCCTGAAGCGTCTGTGGGACATTGACATAAACAAAGAACGTGTGAAGGACACACTGGTCATGTCACGCCTAGCGAACCCACAGCTAGACGGTGGGCACTCTCTGAGAGCATGGGGTGAGAGACTCCAGTTTCCCAAGGGAGACCACAGCGATTGGTCGCAGCTATCGCCTGAGATGGTGCAGTATTGCCGACGTGACGTAGAGGTGACAGCAGCACTGTACAAGAAGCTGGAGTGGGATCTGAGGCACTTCAGTGAGCAGTCGGTAGAGCTAGAGCATGACGTGCAGGAGATCACACAGCAACAGGTACGCAACGGATGGCTACTGGACAGCCGTAGAGCTATTGAGTTAGTCGCTACGCTACGAGAGAAGCTATACGATCTAGAGGATGCCGTACAGGAATCCTTCAGGCCGCTACCGACATTTGTAAAGGAGATACAGCCAAAAGTAAAAAAGGATGGAGCCATCTCTGTCGTAGGTTTAAAGTTCTTGGGCGACTCTTGGGAGATCGTGGGTGGCCCTTTTTCTAGAGTAGACTACCCTGAGTTTAACTTAGGTTCACGGCAGCAGATTGGCAGATATCTAAAACACTATGGATGGAAGCCCTGTAAGTTCACAGAAACTGGACAGGCAATTGTAGACGAGAAGGTGCTATCAGGTATCACCGGCATCCCACAGGCTTCTCTGATATCAGAGTACCTGATGGTGCAGAAACGCATAGCACAAGTGCAGTCATGGATAGACGCAGTAGATGAGGACACAGGACGTGTGCATGGTCAGGTCAACACTAACGGTGCAGTAACCGGCAGGATGACACACGCCAAGCCTAATCTAGCGCAAGTACCGGCATCACGAGCGCCCTATGGAGAGGAGTGCCGACGATGCTGGACTGTCCCTGAAGGACATAAACTTGTGGGTTTTGACGCTAGTGGCCTAGAGCTACGGATGCTGGCTCACTACATGAATGATGAGGACTATACAAATGAAGTCATTGGAGGAGACATACACACTGCTAACCAGCAGCTTGCGGGACTTGAATCAAGAGATCAGGCTAAAACTTTCATCTACGCACTGCTGTACGGAGCAGGAGACGCGAAACTTGGTACGGTGGCGGGAGGAGGCGCAGGTGCTGGTAGACTGCTTAGAGAACGATTTATGTCTAATCTCCCAGCATATGCAAATCTTAAAGGACGAGTTGCACAAGAGGCAGCACAGGGTTGGATCAATGGACTAGACGGTAGGAGACTCTGGATTCGCTCTGAACACGCAGCACTGAACACCCTATTGCAGAGTGCCGGTGCATTAGTTATGAAACAAGCCTTGATTACTCTGGATAAGTATGCTAAACTATGGGGTATGGACTATAAGATCGTAGGTAACATCCACGATGAAGTCCAGACCGAAGTCCCAGCATCACAAGCAGAGAAGTTCGGGCAGCTTGCAGTCTCTTGTCTAGAGGCAGCAGGCATACACTTTAACCTAAACTGCAAACTTGCAGGGGAGTATCAAATTGGAACAAGCTGGGCAGAAACACACTAACATCAATCCGAATACTGGTAAAGTCTTTTACTACAAGGACAATCCTAAAACTAAAAAAGCTGAGAACGCCTTACAGATGTACGTAGATGGTAAGTACGTCCCTAAGTCACATCCGCTACACAAGCCCGGACGCTACAAAGGCTTCACTGATGCAGCCTTCAGTTCTCTACAGAACTACGAGCTTGCCAAGCAGGGTCAGGTGTACGTACTGGTCAACCCAGCATTTCCGGGCTGGTGTAAAATAGGGATGGCTGTGGACGCAGAGGATAGGCTCAAGCAGTATCAGACTAGCTCTCCCTACAGAGACTACGAGCTAATCAAGGCATATGATACTGATGACCGACGCACCGCTGAGAAGGCCGCACACGAGCTTCTAGCGCAGTCACATGAACGTAAGGGCGAGTGGTTCTACATTCAACACCCTGTCGCTACAGAAATACTGGACGGACATTTCAATGAAAACAGTTAACACAGTTGTCGATGACATCTACGAACTGATGACCACAAAGTCTGCTGATGAGTCAGTGGACGTTGAGGCAGAGATTGACAAGTTCGGAGAGGCCGTCAAACAGCTTATGCGTACTGAGTTTATGCCTGATGCGCCTCGTGACGGACGTAAGCTACGCCTGTCCAACATAGGCAGAGACGATAGGTACTTGTGGCACCACTACAACGACACAAGCGCAGGAGAGGAGATCCAAGGGCATACGTATGTGAAGTTCATGTACGGACACCTGATTGAGGAAATGCTCTTGTTCTTGTGTCGCCTGTCGGGGCACACGATCACTGATGAGCAGAAGGTATGTCAGGTAGAAGGAATCACTGGACACATGGACTGTCGCATAGACGGTATCGTGACTGATATCAAGTCTGCAAGTACCTACGGCTTCAGGAAGTTCAAGAGAGGCGCTATAGCCTACGAAGATCCTTTTGGATACGTTGACCAGTTGAAGGCATACGCCTACTCAGAAGGTGAGACTAAGTTCGGATGGTTGGTCATGGACAAGTCCAATGGTCACCTGACGTACCTGAAGTATGACCTAGAGGACACAGAGGCACCTGTGTACAACACCATCAAAGGTGACATTGCCGAAAGGATACGTCACGTAAAAAAGCTCGTAGAGGCAGAGGAGATACCACCAGTATGCGCGGAACCATTAGCGGATGGCAAAAGTGGAAATATGCGATTACCCGCAAACTGTTCCTACTGTCAGTACAAGCATTCATGCTATCCAGAACTGCGTACTTTTCTGTACTCAAGCGGGCCAAGGTTCTTAACGGAGGTGGTTCATGAGCCTAAAGTCCAAGAGATCACGTAAGCAGAGTATCTATAGGTCTGGACTAGAGAAACGATTTGCACAGTCAGCACCTAAGAGACGCTATCTGTACGAGCCATATGATGTACCTTACGTGATGCACAGGAAGTACAAGCCAGACTTTGTGGACAAGAAGACGGGTGACTACATTGAGACTAAAGGATTCTTTAGGACAGGAGACACCCAGAAGTACACATCAATACGTGACAGCATCAAGCCCACTAAACTAATCTTTGTCCTGTCAGACCCCAACAAGAAGGTCAGGAAAGGCTCTAAGATTACGATGGGTCAGTGGTGTCACAAGGAAGGTTTTGAATTTTACACAGTTGACGAGTATGTAGACCATGTCACTAACAATGGATGAAATTAAGGAGAGAGTGTTGAAGCGGTATGATGCTGATGATATACTAGAGGCACTGGACATATCCGCTGAAGAACTGCTGGACAGGTTTGAAGATAAGTTTATCAACAGGCTGCACCAGTTTGAAGAAGAAACAAATGGAGATGAATGGGATGAGTATTGATAACGCAACACCAGAAGAGTGGAATGCGCTTAGGAAAAAAACTGCTACTCCTGTAGCTGACACATGGAATCATATTTATGATGATGACAACGAGCCTAACGATCACCCAGTGTACGGAGACTACAAGTACGACAGTGTACACCGGCCTGAGCATTACAACACTGGTAGCCTAGAGTGTATTGATGCCATCAAGGGTATGCTCAATCACGATGAGTACATTGGATACCTGCGTGGCAATGCCTTGAAGTACATGTGGCGCTTCCGCTATAAGAAGAGTCCTATCGAAGACCTACGTAAAGCTAGGTGGTACGAAGAGCGATTGATTAGTTATATGTTGGAGCATCCTAGTGACAAGTAAGGTAGGAGTACAGGATTACTTAGGTATCCAGATTGATTATGACAGAGAAGAAAACCTTAATGTGTTCTCACTAGAGACACTGAAGGATAGATATTTCTGGGGAGATGAGACACATGCACAAGAAGCATTCGCCAGAGCGTCGGTCTATGGTGCAACGTATCAAGGACATACTGACTACAATCTTGCACAGCGCCTTTATAACTACGCAAGCAAGGGCTGGTTCGGTTTTAGCACTCCTATACTTAGTAACGGGGGAACCACACGTGGTTTACCTATTAGCTGCTTTCTCAATTATGTTCCTGATTCAAGGCGTGGTCTTTCTGATCACTACGATGAGAACATATGGTTGGCAAGTGGAGGTGGAGGCTTGGGTGGATATTGGGGTGCTGTTAGAAGTAATGGCGTTTCAACTGCTAACGGTAGTCAGTCTACTGGTAGCATACCTTTCATGCACGTAGTTGACAGTCAAATGCTTGCCTTTAACCAAGGCGTAACACGGAGAGGATCTTATGCAGCGTATATGGACATCAGTCACCCAGAAGTGGAAGAGTTTATCGCTATGCGAAAGACTACTGGGGGCGATCTTAATCGTAAGTGCCTTAACCTTCACAATGGAATTACAATCACAGACGAATTCTTGGCCTCCGTCATGTCTGATGATAGCTGGAGACTTATAGACCCTAAGTCTAAGCAGGCAGTCAAGACTGTATCCGCTAGGGACTTGTGGTGGCAGCTAGTACACACTAGAGCAGAGACAGGTGAACCATACATTGTTAACCTAGACCGCTGTAACGAGGCTCTACCGCAGTCACAGAAGGACATGGGACTAGAGGTACGCCAGAGCAACCTATGTTCTGAGATTACACTACCAACCAGTGAAGATCGCACAGCAGTCTGTTGCTTGTCTAGTGTTAACTTAGAATACTTTGATGATTGGAAGGACGATGAACTGTTTATCTTTGACATGATTAACATGCTGGATAACATCATTGAACATTTTATTGATAACGCTATGATAGATACAGGCATGAACGTGTCAGCAGATAGCATAGAGGAGTTTAGAGATTATGTTAGAGCAGATAAAACAGGTTTTGCAAAAGCCGCTTATAGCGCATATAGAGAACGTGCGGTCGGCCTTGGAGCGATGGGTTTTCATAGTTACCTTCAACGTAATGGAATCCCTTTTGAAGGAATGTACGCCTCCAGCTTCAACAATAGAGCGTTTAAGACAATCAAAGAAAGATCTGAGATGGCTTCCAGAAGTCTGGCTAGAGACCGTGGGGAGGCTCCTGACATGGCTGGTAGTGGCCGTCGCAATTCCCATCTGCTTGCTATTGCCCCTAATGCTAGTTCTAGTATTATATGCGGTGGAACAAGTCCTTCTATTGAGCCTACAAGGGCTAACGTATTTACGCACAAAACTTTAACAGGCTCGTACAAAGTCAAGAACAAATACTTGGAGAAACTACTTGAAGAGAAAGGTACCAACACCGAAAGAACGTGGAAAGATATTGCTGCTGCTGAAGGCTCTGTTAAAGACCTACCGGAACTCACGGAAGAAGAGAAGGCAGTATTTAAGACAGCGCCTGAACTTAACCAGATTTGGGTCATTGAACACGCCTACCAAAGACAGAAGTACGTCTGCCAAGCACAGTCAGTAAACTTATTCTTTGAGCCACCACCAGCTACAGCACCCCAGGAGATCCACGATGAGTATCTGGAGTATGTTAATAGCGTACATTGGACAGGAGCTAACAAACTCAAATCTATGTATTACCTGCGAACTACAGCGGCTAGAAATACAGAGAATGTTAACATCAAGATACCAAGGATCAACCTTGAAGACGGAGAGTGTTTAAGTTGTGAAGGATGAACACCCAGCGTACAGAGCAAAGTTCTACATACCTGAGCTAAAAAAGTATACCAATTGGTCTGACTATCTGGTATACTATAAGGAACAGGATGACAAGATTATGTTGTTCAGTAACTACTGCATGCAGATGTGGTCTAGTTACATGAGCAACAAGATCAAACAACAAGAGGCACCCCTTAGCTACAAGGAGTACCTGAGTAAGTACAAGAAATTACTGGAGGATGGATACAGTGATAGATACAAAGATTAGCGCCATGAAGCGCCTGTACAACGCTGAGATAGACGTGTACAAGGCAGAGGTGCAGAACTACCTAGACAATCCTGTGGCTGTAGGTGAGCATGGTAACTTGATTGAGACTATGGACAAGCTGGTGCAGAAGATTGCTGAAGCAGAAGATAAACTGATTGTACTGGAGACACACTTTAGTGAGTAATGTAATTAACCTAATGCCCACACAGGCAACCGCTGACGAGGTACTAGAGGACTGTAAGGGTGAGTTTAATCACGTACTGGTACTAGGGTGGACTGAAGATGACGCTCTGACAGCTAAGGCTACAGAGTCTATGGACTTGAAGGAGACCGTCTACTTGGTGGAAGTATTCAAGCAAGCAGTAATTATGGCAGGACATGAAGTAGAATGAGTGATGAACTAATACACCTGATTAGCCTGTGGGCAATGAAGCGTGGTATACTTAACAACAGCACACCTTTAGCACAGTTTGCTAAACTTGTGTCTGAGATGGGAGAGCTAGGAGATAACATAGCCAAGCAGCGTGATGTGACTGATGACATTGGTGACTGCTTGGTGGTGTTAAACACCTTAGCCATTATGAACGATACGACACTGGAGGAATGCCTGAAGGTAGCGTATAATGATATTAAAGATCGCAAGGGACACATGAACAGTCATGGTGTCTTTATCAAAGAAGGGGACGCAGCTTGAGCTTACTAGATACTAGAGATTACTACAAACCGTTTGACCATCCTTGGATGTTTGACTACTACTCACAACAGAATCAGATGCACTGGTTTCCAGAGGATGTACCTTTGCACAATGACGTTAAAGATTGGCAGACAATGACTGATGAAGAGAAGAATCTACTGACTCAGATCTTCCGTCTGTTTACACAGTCTGATGTAGACGTAGGTGCAGGGTACGTTGATAGATACATGCGTATCTTCAAGAAGCCTGAAGCACGTATGATGATGTCTAGCTTTGCTAACATGGAGTCCATACACCAACATGCCTACAGCCTACTACTGGACACCGTAGGGATGCCAGAGGTGGAGTATAAGGCGTTCTCAGAGTACGAGGCTATGGCTGACAAGCATGAGTACATCAACGCTGTGAAGGTCACTAAGGGCGACAAGAAGTCAATTGCTAAGGCACTGGCTATCTACTCAGGATTTACTGAAGGGCTACAGTTGTTCTCTAGCTTCATCATCCTGTTGAATTTTCCAAGGTTTGGTAAGATGAAGGGTATGGGACAGATCATTACCTACAGCATACGTGATGAGTCCATGCACGTAGAGGCAATGACAAAGCTATTTAGGGAGTTTATGCAGGAGAACATAGACCTGTGGACTGATGACTTCAAGGCTGAGATCTATCAGGCATGTCGGGAGATGGTTGACCTAGAGGATAGGTTCTTGGATTTGGTGTTTGAGCAGGGCGATATTCCCGGCTTGACTAAGAAGGAGATGCAACAGTACATCAGGTACATTGCTGACCGTAGGCTGCTACAGTTGGGACTCAAGACTAACTACAATGTCAAAGAGAATCCACTGAACTGGCTGGACGATGTGTTAGGTGTAGAGCATCAGAACTTCTTTGAAGGCAGAGCTACCACCTACATGAAGGCTGGACTCAGGGGGGACGTTGGCAAGGTTAAGTTTGCTAATGTAGCCTAGCTTTCCTCATCTGCTGCTGCTGGTGCCCCTATAAACGGTTGTGCACCGGCAGTTAGCACAGCGGCTCTTCTGCCTGCCACTGCCTTGTCTTTAGGCTCAACTTTAGCTTCAAACTCTCTAATGACTCTAAAGTGATAATCTATAGGGCTTTCTCCCTTGTTTATTTTGATTCCACTAAGTCCTTCTAGTCTATCAACAGAGGCATCAACTTCAGCTTTCAACTTAGGGTCTTTTGCACCCGTCTCAGTGTTTCTAGTGGGCGTATAAGCAGTCTTTCTCTTGAAGTTAGACTTCTGCATAGGAACAGCAGCCACAAGATCTCCACCTCCCACGGGATTGACACCGAACAAATCATGCCCGTCTGAGATTAGAGTGTACACATCTCCTGTCTTTGGATTGATAGCTATGAAGTCATTTACACCGCCTAGCTCTTTAGACTGTGAATGGTGTGAAGACCCTATGTAGATGTGAGGGTCGCCTTTGCCGCCCTTGTTTACTTTAATACCTTGAGAGGCAAAGTATTGCGTTAGATCACCTTCCGTAGCCCCACTTAAAGCCCTGTTTTTGTTCTTCTTCAGCCATGTTTTTAATGAAGGAACTTTAGTTGCGTCTTCTGTCCCTATCCTAAACTTATTGACTTCTTTTTTTAATGCTTCTCCTGATAGGATTCCCTTTCTATTTACAATTTTCTCTACTGCCTTTTCGGGCAGAGATCGCTTAAATTGTCTTTTAGCTATCTCTTTTTTAGACAAAGTAGGCTTTGTTCTTTTACCTGTGACAACATCTTTTTGGTCTGATAACATATTCAGCACAATGGAAGATTTCTGAGAAGACCCTACAACCCCTTCGTCACCTACACGATTAACACCTGCTGGTCTCTTTATCTTAATCTGTGCGTTTCTTTTTTTACTATCCTTGTCAATGCCATGCACTTTATACATATGATTCATGGCTCTGTTCTGGATTACTTCAGGGACATCTACACGTATGTTATTCCCTCGACCAAACAACTGCTCTCTGATAGTCTTGGTGTCTGTGGCAGGAAGCACATCAATAGTATCTATAACACCTATTGGGCCTTCAGCAATAAACGGTGCTGCGCCTCTACCCATCTGCCTACGTATGCTGTCCACTGTCTGTGCAGAGCCGTAACTTATCTCTTGTTCTCTAGTTCCAGACCCTATTTCTCCAGACCCCTTGCCCTTACTGTAGGGTATGCCTGTCTCCCTCTCGTATGCAATAGCTCTAGGGTTAACAGAGTCAGCAATAGCCCGTGGTAAAGCACTAAGCGAACCTTTCCCTGCTGCCATTATCTTACTGCCCATGCCGCCGCCATAGAACCCCGGCAGCATAGTAGGCATGGTACGAGCTACTGTGTTAAGACCTCCCTTGACAGCCGCAGCGCCGGGAATAAGCCCTAGTATGTTACCCGCAGCCGCTAGGTCACGCATCATGCCGGGACGCTCCTGAGCGTACTGTATGGCCTCCTGACCCAGTTCTGTCTCAGCCAGTGTCTGTACACCTGACGCTATAGCTTCTTTAGCAGCATCAGGCATCGCATAATCAACTACGTCCCCTATAGGGCTTAGAGCAGTACCTATAACAGTTGAGGTATCCCACATAGCCTGACGGAAGCGGTTTGCCTCTACCTCTTCTGCAATACGATCACTCTCAGCCATCTCTGCCTGTGCAGCCTTGACTTTACCAGTGACATAATCGTCACCGTACTGCTGTCTACGGGCTGCTTGGCGCTTTATACGGAGTTGTCTACCTTCTCCCCTTCTACTCATCTTCGTCCTCAAAGGTAACTTCAGTGCCTGCTGTGGTGTTTTGTATTAGGTCAATCAAGAATAGTCTGTCAGCCTTTAGTTGAGCAACTAGATCAGAAGCCCCTGACTTCTCTGCTGCTTTAATCGCTAGACCTGTTGCTTTCACCATGTTACCAAACATCTTTTGTGTAGCAGGACGAGTAGTTAAATATCCTATGCCGAAAGCTGACATCCCTGCTCCAGCACCAAGAGATGCCGCTAGAATAGTGGGGCTTTGCATTAAAGCTGTGCCTGCCCCAGTAGCAACAGACGCTGTAGCGGCTAGTCCGGGGCCAGTAGTGCTTACGAAAGGGTTTACCCTACGCCCTATGTCGGCCAATGTGCTTGATGTAGAGTTTTGTATTTTAGTCTCTAGGAAATCTTTAAGACGTAGAGAATAGCTTTGCTCAGTTAGTAAGTCTGACACATCAACATCAATAGCTTCCCTGTCTACAATCTCGTTAAGTTTAGTCCTAACTTGCTGTAAAGATGCAGAGCCAATTCTAGTTTGATCAGAAGTGTAGAAGTTTCTCCTGTCTCCAAAAGTTTTATCTAGTTCTCTACGGAGCAAGAGCAAAGACTCTAGACTTTTATCGCCCTTCTGAACTCTATCGACTATTATGTCAAACAAATCTCCTGCTGCCTTAGCTTCTTGCATCTGCCTCCATTTTACACTAGAAAACTGCTCTTGAAGTGAAAGTTCAAGTTCTTTAATAATATCTGATGGGTTAATACGTACTTCGCTTTTTCTAAGTCCTGTTATCAGTTTGTTTTCTACGCGACTTATATTTTGCTCTAGGACATTTCTAGCTTTGAAAGGACTACCGGCCTTTAGACTAGGTAGTTTTTCTACTGCATAGTCAAGCGCCCTAGAAGTCAAAGAATCTCTAGGGTTCCATACCCTACGTTTGATAATCCGTCCTGTCTCCACTAAATCATCAGGATCCATCTGTGTCCTGATAGGGGCAAAATATTCAGTCAAAGATTCTTTTCTATTAGCTGTAGCTCTGCCCTCGCCTTTACTTCTTACCCACTCACCAAGCGATTCAACAGGTTTTCCTTTAACTCTAGGCAGCAAGCTCCTTCCGGGAGCCTGTATTCCAATGTTTAGGAAACCCTCAGCAATCTTCAGTAGTCTAGCGTTTTCTGGGCCGCGCTTGCCCCACTCTTGTAGGTATTCAGTACCCTTATCAAAAGCTCTAGCAAACTCCTGTCCCGCTTCAGTAGAGCCTAAGTATTCCATAAACTCTGATACTGTCTGAAAAGGTGCTGTCTCAAGAATACCAGAGCGTTCTAATCCTTCACCTGCAATTTCAGCAGCGCCGCCTATTACCTCACCACCAAGTATTCTTGCACCCTTGCCTACAAAGCCTGTAGTAAGATCCCTGTAGTCTATAGGTTCCTGTGCAATATCAGCAATGGCCTGACCGCGCTTCGACAAAATATCCGTAGTAGAACGCATCATCGTGTCGTTCTGTCTACGTTGTATCTCTCGCTCTAAATCAGCAGCAACGTCTGTTAGCCCTTGTTTTTGAGCTTCTACAAACGCTTTTGCTAATTGTTCGTTAGATAGTTGCTGTGCCATTAGTTTACTCTATAGAAGTTACTTAAAAATGCTTGAGTGTCAGGGTCAAATTGTGATAGGTCTATTTGATCTACGTCTGATTGGTCAATCTCATACCTATCTGGTATGGCTGTTTTCCTCTGGAAATAGTCATAATCTGCTTGGTCTATTATCTTTTTGTTTTGAAGATGATCTAGATCCTGAATAAAGCCTACCTTAGCTCGTTCAATAGCGTCTCTTTCAATAATTAAAAGTCTTAATACATCTTCTTCAGTAACGCTAGTCAAATCTGCTGCTGTCATTTGTTTCATAAAGGCAAGGTCAGTGTTTGATACACCAGAACCAGCACCAAGAGCAGATATATTAGCAAGTACCTGCCCTGCTCTTTGACGCATAAGTTCAATAGTGTTTTGAGTAGCATTTTTAGTAGGTCTACCAGTAAGGCCACTAACTATCATATCTACTTCTTTTTCTATGCCACTGAACCTACCAGCTAAAATACCTTCATCGACAAGACGCATGGCACGATTGTTCTGTATTGCTTGCTCTTTCAGGTCTAGCATTTCATTATAATCGTCACCAAAAGTTGAAGCAATAGTATCGTCTATCTTACTTCCCAGCGTTTCAGTTCTGTTGATAACAGTTGACACATTAGGGTCTTCTTCAACAACGCCAGCAGCTACAGGAGTTTGCCATTTGCCGTCAGCAAACACTTTACCGCCACGAATAGGCAACTGTACAATAGATCCATCTTGCTTCTCAAAGCGTTTACTCTCAGTGCCCTCGCCCAACGTACCCATCTTTTCTATTTCTTCATAGTCAAGACCTACAACATCTTCAGCTTTTAATCCGTAAGCAGTAGCTAGAGCATCTAGAGCAGGCTGTCGTTCAGTTCTGCTTACGTCTTCAAACTCTAGTTTACGTAAGTCTTCAGCCAGTTTTCCTAGTTGTTCTGTGCCTGCGTTATCAATAGTTTGAGTGTACGAGTCAGGCAACTTCAAGGCAGTAGCCCTGTCTTTTAAGCTGCTCCTTAAAGCAGTTAGTTGAGCCTGCTGCTGTTGTTTCTGAGCTAACTCTTGCATCTTACCTGTAGCAGCAATCCTCTGCTCTGGTGTACCAAACTGAGCCAACAGACCGTACATTTTAGCCATCTTCTGTGGGTCGTTGGGGTCAATAGATGATAAACCCTGTTGTAGCTTCTCCTGCGGAGTCCTCATGTCCATCCCCAGCGCACCGCCAATTTGCCTAGAGGCTTGCTGTGCAAAGGGACTTAACGCTGGCTGACCTGTAAGTAAACCAGAAGTTCCTTGAGTAGGAGATACCTTGTAGCGATCTAATACGCCTGTTCTTTCTAAAATACCCATGTTTAACTGATTCCTAATAGATCTAAAATACTACCGCCTACGTCACCTATCTCACCAAACAAGCCACCTATGCCTGAGCTAATACCGCCTGCTGAAGCAGCCGCTTGTTGTCCTTGAGCGCTCAGTAAAGCACTGTATATCTGTGCTATATTGGCTGCTCTAGCTTGTTCAGCACCTACAATATCCTCTAGTCCAGATACGCCTGCTTCAGTCATTAATCCAGCACCTTGTCTACGACCAAGATCAGCAATACTAGCAAGAGATATTCCGGGAGTTAGTGAAGCAAGTAACTCTTGCTCTGGTCTATATTGTAACCCCATAGAAAGACCAATGTTGCCTAACTGTCCTGCTTGTAGTTCTTGTGGCAACCCTGCTGCCCTACCGCCTAAACCAAACATACTCTCAGCAAGTCCCATCTGTTGCAGTTGTTCTGCTTGTGCTTGTCCTAGCGCACCTAGAGATGCTCTAGCCTTAGCTTCTTCCTGTGCTTGTGCTAAAGCAAACTGCTCAGGAGAACCACCAAACTGTGCTGTACGTAGACCTGTACGTCCCTGTGAAGCTAGGCGTTCTTCCAATGCAAGCTGGGCACGTTGCTCTTCAGGGCGTTGAGTAGCTCTAATGCGCTCATAGACATCAGATTCTCTCTGTGCCATAGGAGCCATAGCACCCGTTAGGAAGCCGCCTACGCCTCCTAGAGCCTGTCTCTGGATACCTGATACATCTGGTATACCTGCACCAAAGCCTCCTGTAGCGGGGGCTGTAGGAGCTTGTGCGCCTAAAGCTCTTGCAGCCATTGCTTGTTCTGGTGACTCAAAAGTACTAAAGTATGTCTCTGCTGGGAGTGGCACAGGCCCACCAGTTACATATCCGGGGTCTCCGGGCTGTCGGGCGTAATCAACACCCATGCCACCAAATCCTCCAAGTAAGCCACTTGTAATACCTTGTAGCTTCTCTTGTTGTGCAGCCATAGCAGGAGACAATGTAGTAGCAAACCCACCTTCAGGTGTAGTGCTTACGCCACCAAAGCCAGTAGAGACAGTGAAGGGTTTGAAGGCCGCTGCTTCTGCACCAGTTCTCCCAATCTCAGCCATGCCTGCAGATGCTTGTTTAGCTACATCACGTAAGGAGTTAAGCTCATCAATGCTAAGTCCTGCACCTATTAGTGAGCCACCAGCACCGCCTAAGAA